GAACCTTTAACAGTGGATCGTATGGAGCATTACCAAGTCTACGTTCAAGATGAAGTTTAGTTATCTCATTAACATAGATAGCACCTTCAACCGCAGGTCTACATTCTCCGTCCCAAACTGTTTTGTATCCTTCAGGATCACGTTTTAACCAGTTTAACCGTTCCTTCTCAAGTTCATCAGGAAACCAAGGATTATCTGAATAATTGCATTTTATAACAACAGCTTCTTCATTATCTGTCAATACAAATCTTTTGTACGTTTCATCAGTATCAAGTTCTGGATTGAAAGTTATCCATATCTCGCTACCAGGCTTTCTAATCGTTGGTATTAAAACGTCCCATGACTTCTTAGTACAAACCTGTGCTTCCTCAACCCAGCATATGTCAACACCTTCAAAAGACTTTAAGTTAGTAATTCCTTGTTGACGAATACCTGCAAAGCTAAATTCAGACCCATTGATTCCAACTATTTTTGTTTCAAGCACAGTAAACATGTGCTGTAAACCAAGCATATCAATCTGATCTTTCAGCAACTTATGCACTGACTCTTGTATAGACTTTTGCGTTTCACGAGCGCATAGAACCCTTATTGGCTCATTAACTGCCTTAATAATTAATGCTCTTGCACAACTCCAAGACTTAGACGAGCCACGTCCTCCGTAAATAACCTTGTATCTTTTTGGCTTAAATATTTCCTTTAAAATAGGAGGAAACTTAGCCTTAATCGTCGCCAAACGAAACCTCTATCCTGTGGACTATTGGGCTGCCATCTTCTCCTGTCATTTCAAGTTTTTGAGTTTCTTTCCAGCCAGCTCTGGTCTTTAGCCAAAACATAGCAGCAGCAGTATTTCCATTTTTTGCTTGTTCAAACAATCCTTTTCCAATAGTTGCATTGGCATCAATGCGCCCTTCTGATAATTCTTTTTTATAATATTTAACTAATGTATCAGAACTAATTTCTATCTTGCTTGCTATATCTTCATGCGTAATTCCAACAGCAGATAGAGTTCGTGCTAACTTGCGTGATTCATCAGTTGGTTTATGTGGTTGAGTCATTTATAACTCCGAAGTTCTAATTTTTGAATGGAGCGTGTCGGTAGGTACTGCCCCTCCGCTTTCTAACTGGTCGTTAGAAATAGCCTTTGTGACACGCTTAATTGAAATACCTTTATACATTGATGCGCCCATTTCGTCAATCTTTGAAAATGGTAAAATAGGAACAGTCAATCGTTCTTTTGCTTTTGGGTTTAAAAAATAAACATATCGGAGTTGAAATCCTTTAATTGGTTTTGCGCCTTGTTCTTTTGCAATGCTTGACCCTTTTCTGCCATTTTTACCCATATTATTTGAATTATTCAAAGTCTTATCAGCAACAATAGAACCGTCAGGCATCAAAAGCATAGTTGTATTTTTTTTAATTCCAGTTAAAACAAAACCACTAGCTCTATAAATTGTGCCGTCACCGCATTGCGTACCATCTGCAAATGAGATTATCCATTCAATGTTTGGATAATGTTTTTTTATTAGTTTAAATGCAATGGATAATGCTCGGCTTTCACTATTGCGAGGCAATGCTTCACTAAACGCCATTCTATTTAATTCTAAAAAATCATTCCATTTTGTATTTTCTACTAATGAACCAACACGCCTTTTATCCATTGATGCGCCAAATGACATGACTCCTTCTAATTTTCCATTTAAGAAAACACCAAAATGTAACTGTGAATTATTTACTATCTTTCCAGAATAATGCACTTTTTTAACTAATGTAGCAGCGTCTTTTTGGCTTATCGGTGCAACATAAATATCTTTAGCTGTTGCCATAATCTGTCATAAATGTTTCGCAAACTCTAGCAAGAGCATTTCCGTTGCTGTTTTCGTTTAGCGAATCAAATTCGCCCATTTTTTTTGCAATATCACACGCTGCTTTTATTTGTTCTACTTGGTCATCATGCAAAGTAAAAGTCATTTGTTGGAACGGTTCTTTGTCACCGCTTCTAAGGTCTGGCATTTCTACTTCATCAGCTTCAAATCCATCAACACCTATTTCCTCTGAACTAAACCCAGTTAAATCTAAATCAAAACCAAGCTCACCAAGTTCTGCAAACTCAATAGCTAACAAGTCATTGTCCCAGCCAGAATTTAAAGCCAATTTATTATCTGCCAATATATATGCCTTGCGCTGTGCTTCTGACAAATAACTTAACTCAATAGTTGGTACTTCTTCCAATCCTAACTTCTTAGCTGCCATTAACCGTCCATGTCCTGCAATTATTCCATTCTCACCATCAATCAACACTGGATTAGTAAACCCAAATTCTTTTATGCTTGCAGCAATCTGTATAACCTGCTCATCACTATGTGTTCGAGCATTATTAACGTAAGGTATTAATTCTGTTACTTTTTTATTGTTAATTATCATAAAATGATTTTAAAAATACTGACTATTCCAGTTAATAAACGCCACCTTTGGCGTTTCACCATAAGCAACTCTGTCTGCACTATAGCACTTCCATAAATTGCCAACCCATTTAATCTTTGGTTTTATAGCTATCTTCATCTGCCTTAAACCTTCTTATCTTCTTTCTATTCTTGTTGCTTGTCTTTAATGCCATTTTAGCAATTACCTTTGATGTTGAATCTTCATATCATACAATGGCTGTTCAATACCACAATCAATACAAACTTTTTTACTCCAAGAAACATATATTGCCATGTGTTTGTGTTTACATATTTTTACTTGAATAGGCGCATTAAACAAATTTATAGGCGCAAATTTTAACATACTCCAGTTCATGCAAATTTATCCTCAACCCAAAATGTATGCATCTCTCTTTTGGCTTTAAGATAGGCATCGTGAGCCTCTTCTCTGGTATTGAAAAGACCTAAATGTTTAAGTTTACCGTTGAGTGCTATTCGAGCTCGCCATTTTTTAGTATTCTTACTCCAACTAACTCCCCTAAAACCTGAAGTGTTATCGATTCTTGGATTTGAAACGTTTTGCATATTTTCTTGATCTGTCGCTAATCGTAAATTGACAATACTATTATCATCTTTAATCTCATTGATGTGGTCTAATCCTTTTTCTGGAATATTTCCATAAACATATAACCATGCTAAACGATGAGATTTATATTTTTTACCATCAATCTTAATATAAATATAACCACTAGAATGTTTACACCCAGCAACTGCTCCAGCTTTTACGTTAGCTCTTTGCGTAAGATTAATAAACAATCCCGTTTCATGGTCATAAGATAAAAGTTCTTTAAGTCTTTGTTGTGTAAGTTCTGTCATTTGAAAATTCCTTAAGCATAGAATTATTAAGCGAAAAGTTATGTGGCAACCTTGCTTAAGGGTGTTCATCTTCGATTGACTAGCCACATGTTTAATTATACTACAGTATTTACGAAAGTTCATCTTCCTCTTTCATATCCTGCCAACGAACCAAAGCATCAATAGCTTCTTGCACATCTTGTTCCATATCTTTTGCTCCTCTACCACCAGCGCATAACAGTTTCTTGATAGCATGCTGTAAACAAGGATCGGTAACTTCATATAAATCCAACACTCGATACACATCTACAGCATTTAAATGAACTGTATTTTTAAAATAGTGATTATGCTTCATTACAGCCTCATAGCGATGACAAAAGCTTTAACTCTAGGCTTATCCTTAACTTCTTCTAAAAACGCCTCTAACTGCGCTTCAGTTGCCATTTTGTTCATACGGTCACACATATTATAAAAGTATTCTGTGTCATCTAAATCATCCATCATTTCTTCTCATTATTAAATATAATCCGTATAAAACTGCAATCATTTATTAAACACCATTCTAACAATGCCCACTAACAATATAAAAAAATATACCACCAACACAAACGGTAATAAATACCACGACATTGCGTAATCTTTCTTCATAACTCCAGTCCTTCACGTTCTTGTTGAAATTTACCATCATGTAACACCACCTCGTCATTAATCTTAATTGCTTTTGCTTGTACTGTAAAAACTTCTTCAACTGATTTTATAAACTCTAATATTTCTTCCATAAAAATAATATACCAGTCATATACCACATACCCCTCTTTTAAGAGAGGGGTATGGTAGGTATATTTTTAGACTCAATCATATACCTGTCATATACCATAGGTATTTAGCGGTAGGTATATTTCTAAACATACCACCAAAAATCCCCGTTATTTCCTATAAGTTTTTGTTTTAAAAGAGATTCTCTACAACGTGCAAAATCTTTTGATACGTTGTCAGCTCCCTTAAAAGCGTCCTTAACAAACATATACCACTCATTAAAAGTTACAGTGGTATGGTATATACCTTTTTCATCCATAACACAGTCTTTTTTGCCATGAGCCTCTAATGACTCAACCAAAGCATCAATAGTTTTCTGTTGATTTTTTGTTAATTCCTTTTCCTTCTTAGCAACACCTTGATACTCTAAATAAACACTGGTAATTTGTTTATCATCATCTGCATCATAAAAAACATCTCCTTCTAATTCTACTTCCTTGATGATAAAACTCATATCAGTACCAAATCCAAAGTCTTTTGACTTGGTGCATGAAAAAGTAATGCCATCTCCATTCTTGGTTACACAAAACTCTGCGTCCATTGCAGCTTTGATAGATGATGATCCTCTTGATCTTCCTTTATCACCATGTCCAGAATGGTGTACTGTTACAATCGCAGCATCTAAACGTCTAGCTAGTAATTCAATAGACTTAAAATACATTGCCATGTCTTCAGAGCTATTTTCATCACCAACCATGTTCCTGTGCAACGTATCAATAATAATAATATCAGGTTTAAAGTCTAGCTCTGCGACTATTTTTAAAATATCATCAGCTTCTTTACTATCTAATAGATTAATAGAACGTCTGCTTAATCTAATATTTTTTGGTGCTTCACCATACTTTTGAGATAGTGCCTTAAAACGCATTGAAGCACCTCTTAAACCTTCACCCATAATGATTAATGATTTCAACTCTTCCTTTATCTTGTGACCATGCCAATCTCTACCGGTAGCAGCACAGAACGCCCAATCCATTGCAAATAAAGACTTACCTGCACCTGACTCACCAAAAAGAAGATTCATCGAGCCACGCTCAAGTATGCCCTTAATTAACCAATTAGGTTTTTTGATACCTGCCATCATATCTTCAATGGTGATAAATAAACCTTCTTGCTTTACTTTACCAAAGACAATGTCACGAACTGCATCAATACCTTTTTCTGACATCATGTCATTGAAGTCACCATCAATGGTTGGTAATACAATATCAACTCCACATTCTTTTGCCTTGTTAATACCAACTCCACTGGTGTCATTGTCGGCACAAATAACTATTTTCTTGCCAATATATTGACTGGCTAACATTTGCGTTACTGGCTTAAGATTTCCAGCGTTAAATGCTATACATACAGCAAGTTTTGTTGCTTGGTGTAAACTATCAGCAGTTGCAAATCCTTCTGCTATCAATAAAGTTTCAGACTCTACAGGATCACCAATCCAACAATGACCTCCTGCCATCTTACCGCCAGAGTGAAACCTCTTTGCTCCATCGCTAAAAATTGACTGTACAGACTGAATTTCTCCATCTGAACCATATACAGGAATAATTAGTTTTCCGCCAAACACACGAGCCATATTTGGACGTATGCCCTTGTTGGTAAGATAGTCATGGCTTACTACTGGAACGGCATTATCAAATAATACCTGAGCCTCTTTTGCAGCTACAGCATAAGAAGCGTCACGTTCAGCAATAGCTTTGCGTTTAGCTTCCTCAAACTGCTGACGCATAGCTTCCTGCTCATGTATATCTGGAACATAATCACGTTTTTCAAACCATTGGTGTTGCTCTCCACTACGCCAACAACCAAATACTGCGCCTTTGCCATCATCGAATACATGAACCCAACCTGACCTATCATTGCGCTTACCGTTGGTGGAGAATCTTGTTACCTTGCCAACAGCTATATTAGTAGGAGGTTCATAACCAACTGCTCTAATTGCATCACATAACTCAGGCAGCATTGTAATAATCACTTAAGGTTTTAATTAAATCATATGGAATTATCTGCAATTTATTGTTTGCAAATCTCCAAAGTAGATTGTAATCAACTTTTGCATCTCTTGATATATAAGCCAAATTTAAAGTTGGATGTTGTAGTTTAATTTTAATTTCTTCAGGTGTAAGCATTGTTTTTTTCCTATTGTTAAAATAAATATTTTTTGAGTATTGCAATTTTAATTTATATCGGTAAAATGTGCAACGGAATTAGAGAAAAAGATTTTTAACCGTAAGGAGAAACACCATGAGCATATTAAGCTCTATTGCTAAACCAGATGATCGTTCGATCATTTGCACTATAACTGGCGATGCAGGATTAGGCAAAACAAGCCTTGCATCTACCTTTCCAAAACCAATCTTCATTAGGGCTGAAGATGGTTTGCAAGCCATACCAACAGCAACAAGACCAGATGCGTTTCCATTATTATCAAATGTAGATATGTTGTGGGAACAACTAACTGCATTAATCAAGGAAGATCATGATTACAAAACACTTGTGGTTGATTCGGTAACACAATTAGATACTTTATTTACGAATCATATCGTAGATACAGACCCAAAAAAACCCAGAACGATTGCCCAAGCATTGGGTGGTTATGGTGCTGGCTTCCAAGCGTTATCAAGTTTGCATGGCAGGGTTCGTAAAGCTGCTGGCATACTTAATGAAGCTAAGCGCATGAACATTGTATTCATAGCACATAGTGAAACAGAAACTATAGAGTTGCCAGATCAAGACCCATACACACGTTATAACATCCGTATGCAGAAGAAGTCTGTAAGTCATTTCATTGATAATGTCGATATGGTTGCTTACTTAAAACTTGAAACCCATACATTTGGTGATGGCGAACGCAAAAAAGCAATTAGTGATGGCACTAGAATATTAGTTTCATATGCAACTGCTGCAAATGTATCTAAAAATCGTTTTGGAATAAACGAGGACATAGTAGTTGTAAACGGAATAAACCCACTTTTAAATTTAATCCCAAGCATCGGAGCATAAACAATGGCAAACTTTTGGACAACAAGCGATAACCAAGAAATTACAACAAATGGTGAATTTACTTCTGGTGGCATGATTGAAAACATACCAGACAATACAACTTGCCTTGCAATGATTGACGAGGCAGGATTGGCTGAGTATCAAGGTGATGAATATATCAGCCTACGATGGGTAATAGCAGAACCTGCTATATACAAAGGACGTAAGATATTTCAAAAGGTGCGTGTATTTGATGTAGACAGCAAAAAAGCCGATAAAGCTAAAAAGATGCTTGCTGCTATTGATGCAAACTGTGGTGGAAAGTTAGCGCAATCTGATGAAGCACCAAATGATACTGCAATGGCAAAAGCATTACTAAATAAACCAATGTTAATAAAAGTAATGGTATGGGATTTAGAAGGTAGAACAGGTAATTGGGTTGCTTCTGTAGCTCCAAGAAAAGGTGCTACACCAGTTAAAGAAGAAAAGTCAGCAGAACCAAGTGTAGTTGATATTGATTCAATCCCCTGGTAAATAACAAGCGCACAAGGATGTGCATTTTTAACTATAACTATAAGAGTAAATAACAATGGAACAACAACGTACATATGAATGGTTTAAACAAAGAATTGGTCGTGTAACTGGTAGTAATGTTGGTGCTATTTTAGGATTATCGCCATTCATGAAACGTGAAGATGTTATGCGTAATATGGTGCGTCAATATCATGGATACCCAAGTGAATTTACTGGTAATCCAGCAACTAACTATGGGACATATAACGAACCCAATGCTTTAGCTGACTATGAATTAAAGTTTGATAAAAAAGTAGAGCTTACTGGTTTCCACACTTATGAAGATTGGCTTGGAGCATCACCAGATGGATTGATTAGGGACGATGGATTGATTGAAATTAAATGTCCCTATGGTTTGCGTGATAAAAACCCCCCAGAGTTTAAATCAATAGACTATCAGTCACACTATTGGATGCAAATACAGATTCAACTGTTTGTAACTAACAGACAATGGTGTCATTTCTACCAATGGTCAGCACATGGTTACATGCTTGAAACAGTACAATTTAATCAATTAGCTATTGAAGAATATTTACCAAAGTTAAAAGACTTCTACAATGAATTTCTTGTAGAGCGTGAACTACCACAAGCACAAAAGTATCTTGATGATAAACGCCAACAGGTTAGGTGCGAAGGACAGGTTGAGCGTTACTTAATGATTGCAGAGCAGATAAAAGAACTTGAAGCAGAGAAGAAACGATTGCTGGATGAAATAGTTAAGTTAGCAGATGGCAAAGACAGCGAGATTAATGGACACAAACTAACTAAAGTCACCAAAGCTGGTTCTATATCCTACGCTAAAGCAGTTAAAGAACTTCTACCTGATGCAGACCTTACTAAATATACTGGTGATCCTGTTAGTTATTGGCTTTTAAAATGAAACTCCGCCCATACCAACAACAAGCACATGATGCAGCTATAAACTGGATAAAGAAATGTACTGACCCATGCGTATTAGAATTGCCAACAGGGAGTGGCAAATCTTTAATTGTTGCAGCAATAGCCAATACATTGCACCAAGTTAGTGGTGGAAAGCACATATTGTGCCTTGTCCCATCAAAAGAGCTGTTAGAACAAAATGCGGAGAAATACAGAGATACTGGTAATCAATGCAGTTTGTTCAGTGCCAGCGTTGGTGAAACCTGTTTAAAACATCCAGTAGTTTTTGGCACACCTGTTAGTGTTAAGAATAAGATTCATAGATTTGGATCTAAATTTTGTGCTGTTGTACTGGATGAAGCGCATAGAATAACACCAACGGTAAAAAGTATCATTGAATCTTTGGTTGCCTGTAATCCTAATCTGCGTGTCATAGGTCTTTCAGCTACTCCATACAGGCTTGGAGATGGCTATATATACAGAATGGACGAGCATGGTAATGCACATGGAGATGATAAAACTAAGAACCCTTATTTTAATGCAAAAGTATTTACCGTTTACGCTAGAGATTTAATACAGCAAGGATATTTAACACAGCCTGTTGTTGGTGCGATTAATTCAGGTCATTATGAAACATTAGATATGCAGTTAAATAGCATGGGTAAGTTTGCAAAAGCAGATGTTGATAGAGCCTATCATGGTCAAGGAAGGCTTACCAGTGCGATTGTAGGCGATATTGTGTCACAAGCAATAGATAGACAAGGTGTAATGATTTTCTCTGCGACAGTGCAACATGCTCACGAGGTTATGCAGTCTTTACCACCAAGTTTATCTTGCATAGTTACAGGAGAAACACCAAAGAAGGAACGAGAAGAAATACTGCGAAAATTCAAATCTAGGGAGCTTAAATATTTAGTTAATGTGTCAGTCTTAACCACTGGTTTTGATTGTGTACACGTTGATTTGATAGCTATTTTAAGAGCTACAGAGTCAGTTAGTTTGCTTCAACAAATAATAGGTCGTGGTCTTAGGATTGACGACAATAAACATGATTGTTTGATATTAGATTATGCTGAAAATATAAGTAGACATTGTCCTGATGGTGACTTATTTAATCCTGAGATAGAAGCATCAGGTGATTACGGAGCTGGTGAGCCAATAAAAGCTAGATGTCCACAGTGCAATGCTAACAATGAGTTTGCTCCTGTTCCTAATGAAGCAAGTCATAAGATTGATGATTTTGGTTATTTTACTGATCTTGAAGGAATACGACTAGAAACGGAATATGGAGAGATGCCAGCGCATTATGGAAGAAGATGTTTTGGTGAGGTATTTAATAAAACTATTAAAAAGTTGGTTAGATGTTCTTATCGATGGACGTTTAAACCGTGTCCACATTGTGAAGAAGAAAATGATATTGCTGCACGTTATTGTTGCAGTTGTAAAGGTGAATTGATTGACCCAAACAGCAAGTTAGTAGCTGACTTCCAGATGAAAAAGAAAGACCCAACACAAATACAAACTGATAAGGTTGTTTCTATGCGAGCAATACCAACACTAAGCAAGGCAGGAAACGAGTGCATACGAGTTGATTTTATAACCGAGTATAGATCATTCCCAGTATGGTTTACTGTGAAAATGCAGAGCAGTTATGATGCGTTTATGAAGTTTACAGATAATGGCTTTACAACACCAAATACTATCACTTATCGAAAGAAAGGTGATTTTTTTAGGATTTACGATTACAACAGGACAGCCGATGAAGTTCCACAATGATATACCAGTGTTTGGAAATAAAGAATTTAGAGGAGAATGTCCTTCTGAAGCTGCTGAAGCAGTAACATTCTTTGCAAAGCTAAGGAGGGAATATCCTGATAGTTACGGAAAGATTGCTACACATATCAGGAATGAAGGCTTAAGAACATTTTACCAGGCAACTAAACAAAAGTCAGAAGGAATGGTTAAAGGCGCACCAGATATTATTATTCCAGCAAGCGTTGCGTTCGTCTGTGAATTAAAACGCCAAGATCATACACGCTCAAAATGGCAAGATGGACAGCAAGAATACCTGCTAGAAGCCCAGAAACAGGGAGCTTTCGTCTGTATTGGCTTAGGTTATGTTGGAGCATATGAAGCATTTATTTATTGGAAAGATAAAAAATATTTGCAATTTGATAAATAATTATTTAATCTATGCCCAACTTAACAAGAAATACAAATGGGTAAATAAGATGAAAAAATCAATAACAATAATCAGAGGCGATAAAATCGCCAGATTTGGTGGTGGATTCACAGCGGTTGCTGTAAACACCGAAACACCAGACGTTTATGCGTTTGGCTTTAAATCTGATGCAGAAGTGTATCAGGTTGAAGTTTATTTTGACGTAGAAAAGAAACTGGGTGCAGTTGGTGACATAACTGGACATACATATGAATACAATGTATTCATTCCTGTTTTTGAAGTTCATTCTTCTAGAGAAGAAGTTGGAATAGCAATTCGTCATTTTTGTATTGATGACGAATTTCAATCTCAACTGAATAAAGAATTTAAAGCACGAGGCATTAACTAAAACTATAAAAGGTAAAAACCATGAACAATAAACAAATATCAGTAATAATATTAGCAGCTTTAACCTGTGGATTTATTATTGGCGCAACATACACCAATAACGATAAATCCAGTGTAATCCACAAAACCAGATCAGGTTCATTTATTATTCAAAAGAACATCAAAGGTGAAGAACAAATCTACCAAGTTCTTGAGCTTCCAAGCAACGTTCCTTCATTTGTAACACCAAACAAAGGCGATTTCTAATGGAACAGGAATTTGATAAAATTATAACGGATATGCGTATAGATCAATCGCTTGGCGGCATTTTAATAGCACAAGCCTTTGTGGACTATTGCCAAGCACTAATCAACGCTCAAATCGCAGAAACAGACGGTTCTGAGCTATTTGGATTGCTAGAGAACGCAACATTATCACCAAAGTACACCAGCATTAATCTTTTAGTTCAAAAGGCAATGGACTGGAAAGCTAATAACTTAATTTGCAATTCCTGAATGGAAGCAGCCACTCGCCCTATTTCGGTAGGGCATTTTTTTGGATAAGATTATGAAAGATTATAAAAATAAACCAGTACATACATTTACCAAGCACCAAGAAATACAAATTTGGTGTTTGTTGGCAGCATCAGTTTTGCTTGCTATAAAAAGTGCTTTCTTATGATGACAGAAGCAGAACGTAAAGAGAAGCGCAGACTGCACAACAAAAAATATCGTGAAGAAAACAGAGCATCAATAAATGCTCGAATAAGAGCGCATAAACTAAAAAAAAGAATTGGTGAAAATATGCCAGAAATTAACTTTCAAACAAACATAACAAAAAAAGAGATTGCCAAGTTAATTGGTGTAAAAATCTTAACACTTGAAACAATATTAAAAGAAAAGAAGTATTCAGCACCAAAACATACAGAAACTCATTTTGATGGAACTGTTTTATATAACCGAGATGAAATTATGGAATGGATGCCATATGTAAGAGAAGTTTCAGCTTTTATTAAAAAAACTAAACCAATTAAATTAACTGGAATGGCTGCATCAATAGTGCAGTTTATGCACAGAAATAAAGAAGTAGAATTATTTTGTGATGAATTAAGACGTAAGCAAATGGATGGGAGGATAAGCAATAATGGCAAGAAAAGTTGATTATGCTTTGATACTACAAGTGCTTCATAGTAAGGGTTATAGTTTATACGATATTGGAAAAAAAACAGGTGTTGCTATAAGCACGCTTTCCACCGTAAAACAGGAATTAAAAGGAGTTCCAAAAAACTGGTATGAAGGCTGGGAAGGAGTTGTATTGCAAGATTATTACCGTAAAGCAATAGGTACAAACGCTCCTCTTATTGGAGATTACATTGAACTTGGAGAATATTATTATGAAGATGAAATATCCACTACCGAATGAAAATGCACGTTGCTTAGGTAGCAACTGCGACAAAAAAGAAAACTGCTCCAGATACTTAAGTATTGAAGTAGATACTAAGGACTTCATGTGGCATGGCGACTTTAAGAAAGAGCTTAAACAAATGGAATGTGACCTTTTTATAGATTTTAGAGATGGTATTTACCATGAGCATTGAGAGAGAGTTACTTAAAAGATTTATGACTGAACTGAAAACAGAAGAAGATGTGGTCAGTTTGTTTAATGATATAAAAGAGTGTCTTGCTAAACCTGAGCAGACTGAGCAAGAGCCTTTTGATTGGGAAACAAAAAAGAAAAGTTATCTCGATGAAATAGATAGGTTAGGTATGGAGGCTAATAAAGATCAAGAGGAGATAGATAGATTGACAGACCTCTTGTTTTCTAAACCTGTAACATATATTGGCGAAACGCAGTGGATGCAAGTACCTGAGCCTTTGAGTGATGAAGCTGTCTGCCAGATATTAATAAAGAAAGAATGGCGAGGGTTTGTTGAGTTAGTTCGTATTATTGAAAAAGCACACGGCATTGGAGTAGATAATGAGTAAAGAAAGAGAGTTGTTGAATAAAGCAATAGAAATGATACAAATAGTACCTTTGATGGCCAGTATCGGCCATGCGGCTCCTGATTTTGGTTCTGAGTTAATTCTGGAGATACAAGAACTACTCGCCCAACCTGAGCAAGAGCAAGAGCCTGTGGCTTGGATTGCTACAGGTATTGGAGGGGGAACAGCAGTTGGTTGGTATGAAAAAGATATTGTTAATCTGCCAAAAGGTACAAAACTATATTTGCACCCGCCAAAACGTGAGCCTTTGAGTGATGAAGAAATTGATAAAGGCTATCAGGAATCAGATGGAAATTATTATGACCTTGCTTTTAGAGATGGAGTTCGTTTTGCAGAAAAACATCACGGCATTGGAGGTGGGGAATGAGTAAAGAACGGGAGTTGATAGAGAAATTATGTAGTAGTGAAAAAACGTATAGTGATTGGCTTTTATTAAGATTGGAAGCCATAGAATTCTTCACCAAACCTGAGCAAGAGCAAGAGCCTGAGCCTCTTTTAGCAGAAACAAAGATTGAATGGTATGGGAAAGGGTTTAGACAAGGGGTCAATGAGTTTGCACCACCCAAACCCTTAACAGAAGATGTTATATATGCTCTTGATAAAGAAGGGATTGTTGAAAATATGGACGATCATCAAGTCAGATACGTCATTAGATGGATAAGAAGAGTAGAAAAAGCACATGGCATTGGAGGTGGTAATGAATAAAGAAATCTGTATTTTAAATGGTACTAAATGGATATTAGGGGATGAATCAACAGAACCGATGAATTGGGATGATGCTAATAACTGGTGCAAAAGCATCGGTCAAGATTTACCTCCAAGAGAAGTTTTACTAATGGCTTTCCTTAATCCAGAGATACGTAGCAAGTTTGCTAATAATTACTACTGGAGTTCTTCGGAGTTCGATAGCTACAGCGCGTGGGACCAGGATTTCAACATTGGCGACCAGAATGTCAACTTCAGTAAGAGTGCCAAATTGTCAGTTCGGGCGGTGCGGGCTATCATTGCGGAAGCTTCTGAGCAGACTGAACAAGAACCTGTGGCTTGGATGTATGACCATCAGATAGAAGTAGGTTACGATAAATATACTGAAGTTAATATTATTGAAACTTGTGCGAGAAATCTAGAGTCTAATAATTGTATTAATATTCGACCACTATATCTAGCACCGCCAAAACCTAAGCCTTTAAGCGAAGATAACCTTGATGTACTTGCTGAAGCTAATATAACAGATGAGGGTATTGCAGGATATTATTTGGGTTTTAGAGATGCTGAGAAAATGAACGGCATTGGAGTAGATGATGAATCTATTTAATAAAAATGCTGAGGCATACAAGTTAGATTTAAAAGATGTCATGAATGAAAAAGAAGAACTACCTACAAATTATTATATGGGTCATGCAAAAGATGGAGGTGTTAGAGTTCTTATTAAAACATATGACAGTGTACAAGAACTAATTTTTAATAGAGAACAAGCCAAATCTTTAGTCGAGCAATTTCAGTTTTATATTGGGGAAGATGATGAGTAAAAATATACAAGCATACCCGTCAGGAGAAAGTTACACCACATTTAATAATGCTTCTGGAGTTACGTCCCATCATAGTAAATCGCCTTTACATCATGGAATGACACTCCGAGATCACTTTGCAGGACTTGCGATGCAAGTGTTAATAGCAGCTGATGTAAGAGTAGTTTGGGATAATGAAAGCATTGCAGATTTAGCATACGACCAAGCTGATGCAATGCTAAAAAGAAGGGAGAAAGAGTGATGATTAAAGAATGGTTTTTACTTATGGGTTCAATATTTATGTTTACTGTAATTATTTTGTTTTTTGGAGTTATTAGTACAATAGTGATTAATTATTTACTTGGAAATATTGGAGTATGTTGATGAAACTTTATAACACTGAGGAGTTAGAAATGAAACTTTATAAAGCAAAAATGATTAACTTTTATTTAACTGTGGCTTTGGTTATATCAATAATGTTTAACATAGCACCATCACAAGCAGCTTCATTATATGCACCTGATGGCACTTATCTTGGAGAGTTATCAGCTAACCAATTTGATCCTAACTCAACCAGCAATCCATATGGTAAATATGGCTCTGAATATTCACCAACAAGTATTAATAATCCTTATGGTAAGTATGGTTCGGAATATAGTTCACAAAGCCCAAATAACCCATATTCTACAGCAACAATAGTTCAGCCTCCTTCGCTCTACGAACAGTAAGACCCTTTAGAACTTTACCAGCAGCTTTGTCCCATTTCTTAATTTCAGATGAAGCTGCCAACCAATCTCCTGCATCAACTTTTTTCTTTAATGTTGATTTTGCATAGTTACCAACGCCTAAATTATAAATAAAATCAGCGATTGCAGCTTGTTTTTCCATGTTGACAGCCGCAAGTATTGGTGAATACTTTATTGCTCTGTTAAGCACTTCTAATGCGGTTTTAACTAAATCTTCATCAGCTTGGTTTTGAGTCCAAGTCATTCCTTCTTTTACATCTTTGGTTTGACCATAGCCTATCGTCCAAATACCTGCTGGACATTTATATGCTTTTAATTTGCAACCTTCACTATCTTTAATGAGCTTTATTAATATTTCTAATGCGCTCATTAACCTTTACCAAATATATAAGCTATAACAGCAAAGATAGCACCGACAGCAAATACAACACCACCAAAAAAACCTTTATTGTTTGCAGAGTCTTTTTTAAGTTCATCTAATGCTAAAAATATTCTATCTGATCTTCTTCTGGAATCTTCCAGCTCTTTGTGAAGTTCTTGTGTAAGTCCTTCAATCTTCTGTTCTACTTTTGCTACCCGGCAATTAAGGTCAATGTCTGTCATTGCTTCACCTAATCTTTTAACATCATTCCAAGCCCACCAGCAACGCCACTAGCAAGAATTAAAAGCTGATCTATAGGTTTGCCCATAAAAATAAGAACTGCTCCTACGATAGCCGTAGCTACCCATATAATTCCTCTTTTGGTGGATGCTTCTGACCAATCTATTTTCATTTCTTTTTTACCTTTTTGTTACGATCAGCAGCAGCAAAGTCACGACCAACTGATTGAGGAATACCCATTTTTTTAGCAAACTCTGAATTATTAGCAACGGCTTGCATAAGATCATGTTGCGCTTTACTTTTAGATGGCATGGCAGTTCCTATTTTAAATTTTTAAGTTTATAAATTGTCTTCAAATAAAGATCATCAATGGAATCCATAAGGTTTTCTAAAGCTGGTAAACCTTTGGTGCATTTAGATCGATATTCATTCAACCACATGACTTCTTTTGCTAAGTGATTAGTAATATTAGCAGGTGGAACTGGCTTAATGTCAACGGCGCCGATCAAACCAAATGCACCTTGATAAGCCTCAACTAAATTGTCAACCAAGTCTATTAATTCATCATAAAACTCATTAAGCGCCATATGCTCTGAAAAAGAACTGGTGCGCCAATGCTGAAGATGTGCAGCGTTTCTGCTTGCAAATGTTTTAGCAACAAGTTGTTCGATCATAACCATGCCTCACTAGGTTTTACAGGCCATACTAGATCGCCTGCAACTGGATAAACTGCGATTTGTCTTATTTCATTACGATACGCTATAAAATCCGCTACATTGCTAAGATAAGGACTATTCTTTGGATCAGCAACATCGGCAATGGTTGTCCAGTCTGTAGCTGTTAATAGATTGGCTGCAGTTGCTTTGTTTTGCTCGGCAGTAGGTGCTGGATCAGGCAAAGGCCAATTTCCAGTAATATTTTGCCAGCCATTAGCGACAGCTTGTTGAATATAAGGCAATTGTGTTGGATCAGTTTCATCATAACCGTACACAATATCAGCCACTAAATCTTTATAATAAACCATTATCTTAACTCCGCTGCACTAGCAGTTGAATTTATTGGAACGAAGCTATAGGTTGATGTGTCTGGTATTATCCAAGTTCCTGTAGCGACCGTGTTTGCAGATCCACTTCCATACCCTCCGACAGCTCCGACGCTAACTGAATCAATAGTAACGCTTGCGCTAAAGTTTGTTGCTGATGATATGTTAGTAAGTCTTAAGCTAAATAAAATAGGCTTGCCAGTGGAGTTTGTATAAGTTGTGCTTCCAACTCTAGTGACTGTTTGCCAAGTTTGACCCCAACCGATTGAAGTTTGAGTTCCATTAAGCATTACAAAATCAGTTCCGTCATAAATAATGTCTGATATTTGATTCAAAATAAATACAGAATCTACTTTTGCTCCCACAGAATTGTACATTTTTAATGCCTTAGCTCCTAAAGCATTAACATTAATGGTGTTAGTTGCTGCACTTGCAGCGTTAAAAGTTACATTAAATCTTTGATTAGCTGTATAAGCAGTAATAGCAGGGTTAGGTGTAAGTGTATAAACACCTGATGATCCTGCCGTTGTGAAAGCCGTCCAAGTTTGAGATTGAATACCTGCTTTTGTATTAGTATTAACACCAGTGGTGTCAAATGATGGATGCGCAGGATCAAGGAATCCATAATAAACTGTGGCTAATGATGAATCTAAAACGCCACTATCCAATACTAAAGTAACAGTAGTCACGCCCAAAGCATATACAGGCGCACCGTTCACGGTTCCATAGCGATCTGTTCCTGAGACTGTAGCTTTAACTCTACGACCATTATCAAATGTTGCTGTAGCGTCACCCGTTACACTAAATGAAGTTCCGCTAATATAAGTAGCTGCGCCAGCGTATAAGACCCACTCTGAAATAACAGGTGTAGTTGTATCATTAACCCCAGAAATATTATCAACAGTTCTGATAAGATTTCCGAGTGAATCATTGAGAACTGCTTTATATGTGCTTCCAGTTGGCAACCATATCGGCTGAACTGGCTCGCCTCTTGTGTTAAGAATAACAGGATTTGTATTAGCAACTGATCCGCTAGACTCAGAATAAACGATAACAGGCGTTGTCGTTCCTGCAAGGTACCAATAAATCATGCCACCTGATAATGGCAAGCCATTATTGTCAAGTTGAGCATCATTAAAGAGCGGTGATAATTTAACTGATGGCATTTTTATTTACCTTGTTTAGTTTTAATGATTTTATCATAGTTATTTGTTTTGATATTGCGTTAATGCACCATATAGCGCATTACGACCAGCAGCTGATTTAATATCAAAATCTTGGGATAACTTATATTTACGCATTAACATAGCTGCATACTGAGGATCAAGCTCAGCTCTTGCTAATATATTAGCAATCTCACCAGTTCTGCCTGTTACATTTGACAAGCCTTTTGTAACTGGACGCAATACATTAGACAAAATGCCTGGTTGGCTTTTAATATCAGAACCAAGTAATGCTCTAGTTACATCATCAGAAATTAAGTCATTCATTTTAAGGTTTTGCATGGTGTTTGATCCTCTGGCCATTCCCATGCTTCCCCTTGTTCCTGCGGTTGCTGCTCTTTGTGCATTTTCCATAATTGCTTGTTGATTAGGTGATAACTTACTCATTGCTTTTTCATTAAGAATTTGAGTTCTTAAGTTAGCAGCAGACAATGGAAAAACCTCTTCTTGTACACCAGTTCTATTACTAACAATTGGTGTTTTATTAGTAGCTTGGTTAATCATTTTTTCAGCTTGTTTAGATTGATTAAGTTGTCTTACACCAATAGCTTGAGTCTTTAAGAATTTACCAAACTCAGGTTCAACTGCCCCTAATGATTGTGCCAATTGTTTTTTAACATTATTTAATGCTGTGCCTGATTTAGCAATTTGCATTGAAGCAGGATCATCATATTTGCCACGCAAAGCATCATCAATATATTGTTTAAAGTTATAAACTTCATTAAAACCAACGTCCCCTTCTGGTATTTTTTCCTTAATACTTTGTAGTGCGCCTTCAATAGATGGATTGCCTTTATGTTTAAGCATTGCTTCATCAATAGATGTTATTACATTATCAATATTAGTTGGTAAGTTTCTTTCACGCATAGGCTTGGAAACTGTATTAACAACATCATATAAATAATCTTCTTTTTTAGCTATATTGGCATTAGAGCCAATGGTTTTATTAACATAATCTTTTAATGATTTGGCGTTGTTAAATAAACGCTCACTTAATATTGTTGATGAATTAGGATCATTTTCAACAAACCTTGCAAGCGCAGATATGCCAGCGTTGCCTGCAATATCTGATGTTTTTGGTTGAAATCCAGCAATAGGTTTAACGCCTTGTACGCCACCAGTTTCTAATAAGTTAGCAACCGCCTCAGCTTCTGCACCAGCTTGACGATTTAATAATCTTCCTGCTAATGGTTCTAATTGACCAGCTACGTTTTGACCAGTTCTTAATACTGCTCTTGATGTTGGCTTGACCATACTAGCTAAACTAGATGACCCGCCTCCACCGACTACGCCACCAGCTATTGTTGCAAGAGTTTTTAATATTGGTGATGAATCATCAACCATACCGCCAGCAATTTCACCTCCAGCTTTACCTCCTAAAGCACCAACTGTATTTACTATTGGCGCATTTGCTCCAGTTATTGCTCTAATTCCAGCTGGAATTGCTTTTCCTAATGGTTTAATTAAACCGCCACCTGTTAATGTGCCAGCAGCTAAACGAGCATACTCCATTGGCTTCTGTTCAGATTCAGTAGGCTGGGTTAATCCTAAATAATCAGCTAATTTAGTGCCATATTGTTGTGTGTCTATACTGCGTGGAACACCCCATTCATTTGTTGCAGGAATTTCTTTCCCTTGCACAAGATTTGGCAAATTGGAAACAGTAGACGCAAAATTATAAACGCCAGCTGGAACACCAGCGATGCCTTCTACGACTGCACGACCACCAAGTCCTGTATATCTTTTTGCTTGGTCAAATAAAGATGGTTCAACAGTAATTGTTTCTTCTGCTTTTTTAATTGGAGTAACGTCAGATAAAAAATCAACAGCCGACATTCCTTTCTTTTTGTCTTTTGGCGCAACATCAGACAGGTAATCAATAGCGCTTTGTTTTGCTCCCATGTCAATTACTCCATACCGAATTTATTGCGTAAAATTTCATGTGCATCATCTAATTCTAAATCACCATTAGCAACCGACGCTTTTACTTCTTCAGGACTTTTATAGCTTCCATATTGACCAACATCTTGAATAATATTTTTAGGATTAAGTTTATTTCTTAATGCGTTATCAGAATAATTTTTATCAATAATTCTTTGTTGCTTAGTAGCAGCTTTATAAACTTCTTCTGTTGCATCTTTAAACTGTTTAACTTGAGATTCTGTTAATACTTCACCTTTGTTAATTCTATTCATAAAGTTTTCGGCTTTATCAAGTTTGCCAGTTGCATTTAATGCCATACCTAATTCTGTATCTCGAACAACAGATCCGGGATCAAGTAACTTCATAAAAGCAGTTGCAGCAGCTAAAGTTGCAGGAGCAGAACCTTGCGCTTTATCAAATAAGTTTTTAGTTTTTTGATATGCTTCTGATAATTCTCTAAATGGTTTTGATTGATTTTGATATTTAGAAGCTAATGTTTCTTCTCTTTCAAATGATTTTCCTTTATTTTGAATGTCTACTTCTTCTTGTTTACGTTCAGCACTTGAAGGAATACCGTTAAAATTTTGATTTTGTTTTGCAACATTACTTTCGTAAGTATTCCATAAATCTTGATTTGCTAATGCTTGATCTTCAGACGACATGTTTGGATCAATGAAAACCTGTGGTTGTCGTTGAGGTTGTCGTTGTTGCTGTGGTGCTTGCTGATTCATTACTTGAGATTCCAATATTGCCTGAGCTTGCTCTAATGGAATATGACCACCTTGTACTAAGTTACTTAAAGCATTTGCCATACCAATATCAAACTTATTGCCAACATCAACCGCGCCAGGCATATAGGGTTTACCTTGCTTATTAAGCATAGGAGCAAACTGACCATTATCAAATTGCAAATACCCTTCGCTTGTTGGCACAGGCGGATGGTATTCACCACCAGCTTTAGAAGCTAACGCTAATGATCTTAATTGCTGTTCGCTCATGTAATCATTAACAGGAATTTGCAATACATTTTGTAAATAAGGCTTGTGAGCATCAATAGCTTGAGTAATAAATTGTTGTCTTTGATTTGGATCAGCAATATTAGATTTGTCAAGCTGGCTTAATACATTGGACGCTAATCCACCAATTATCTTTTGCTTTTTCAAAGCTGCGGTTGCGTATTCATCTTCTGCTTGCGCTTGTTTCAAACGATTACGAATAGGCTCATCTTGTTGATACTCATCCATCTTCATTTGATTTAATTTTTGAGCTTGTAATTGACCTTGATTATTAATAGCTGTTGAAACTAAATCTGCAACAGATTCAGGTCTATTGACCATATAATTTGGTATTTGTAATTCTGCCATTTTAGTTCCCTATACTCTGAGTAGGCCAGCCACTAGCACCCGTGTAACCGCTAGTATTTGAATTAAAATTAACGCCTCCAGGAACAATACCAGAAGAACCACTAGACCCTTTAAGCGAACCAAGTCCAGACATCATGCCTCCTGCAGCATTAGCCAAGCCTGTATACATATTTGCATTTATTTGACCTTGCCCTAATGCCAAATCGCTCATGTTATTACCATAACTTTGCGATGCTCCAGCCAATGATTTGCCAACATCCATTGCCCAACCACCTTGTGTTTGTGCAGCATCTTGACCGCTGTTAGCCATAGATTTTAAATTGGTAAACTTTTGTTGTTTAGCATTAAAATTACGATTGAAAGCGTTTTGATAAGCAGACTGCGCTCTGTCCCATGCGTTTTGATAACCAGTTGATGCTTGCCCTTGAGCATAATCATTAATGGCTTTCATATTAGCACCAGACAGCAATCCACCCCTTGCAGCAGCGGAATTATTAACGCCTTGCAATCCTTGTTCTAGCTGGAACTGATAGCCGGGTGTTGCTTGTAAATCAGCCAAAGAATTAACCATAGGCGTATAGCCAACATCTTTCTGGTATTGATCTTGTCCATAATTAAAATCAGTTAAGCCACCTTGTTGTGTATATTGACTTGTATACCCTGCGTCTGGAGTAGCTAACCCCATTCCATAAGCTAATTCGTTAAGTGCGCTTTGCCCTACTCCAGCGTAAGGAGATATATATCCTTGCGCTTCTTTATTTCCTTTTTCCAAAGCTGCTTTAGTTTCTGCAAATTGCTGTTGCTGTGCTTTCTGGGCTTTCCCCATTGCGCTCGATTGTGAAATACCTGAAGCCATTGAACCAGCTGCGCCAGCTACTCCAGCCCCGATTGTTGCTGCTGCTACCATTTTATTCTCCTAACCATTTTGTGTAATAAGTCTCAACGGGTTGAAACTTTAAGTATTTAAATAATGGACTTGCATCAGCATGTAATTTTGAGCCTACAAACCAACGGTCAACGCCTCTGCGTTGTAATTCTTTTTCAACAAACTGAAACAACTTAATTCCTAATCTGCCTTTTCTTAAATCTTTATGAATATAAAAAATGTCCATGATACAAGTTAAGCATGTTGAGTAGTGTAATCCTGGAGATATAAATCCAATAAAATAACCTATTATTTCTCCAGCTTCTCTTGCTGTTACAAATAAAAGTTCTCCAGCTTTTTCTCTATTAATATAAACATTATACTGAGGACTTAATGGAACTTTATCTTGATTTAATGCTAACTCTTCATAATGAGAATGCAATAAATGCTGTAAATAAGGTATATTTTCTTCAAACGATTCAACGGCAAAAGTAATCATCGGGATGTCCTAATGTCTATAACAAGATGGATTCTATCATCAGCACTGTTATTTATAACCTCATGCTCTAGTTTGTTATTAAACCACCAAATAGAGCCAGTTTCCATATATACTTGCTCATCTCCAGCTATAAAAACAACGCCCGGAGAGCTTTGTAATACAATATGAAAGCGACTGTAATATTCAGCATGCGCTGGTGTGTCAGCATGTGGATATATTTTACCACCCGGTTTTATTTTATTAATAATACAACGTCCAAGACGTTCACCTTGAACCATTGTCATTAATGGCATAATAAGCTCACGAGCTTCATGTAATTCTTTATATTCAGGTCTATCAATATTTTCATGTTGGTCAAAACCAACCGCATGATTTTTTAATTGCTCTTCTGTTTCAAATACAGATATGGGTGGAAACCTAAGCATTATTGATTCACAATCACCAAATGGTCCTTGTGGATAATCTCTTAAATAAGTGTCTTCTTTCCATAATTCTGGTCTGCGTTTTATTGCTAATAAAAGCGGTAAAACATTAACTCCAACCGCTAATTTTTGAAAGTTATCCATTATTAAACTGCCCTAAAAGATATATTATTCAACTGAAAGTAATATTTATGGTCGCCATCTTTATATACAACATCACCATTAGCTAAAATGTCGCAACGTCCTATTGTATGAGAAGTTGATGTATTGGCTGTTCCTACCGTAATTAATATAGTTTTCTCAGGCCTATAACCTACAGGCAAAGTAAAAATAACATTGCCACTTGCTGGTGAGCCTGTTGGATATTGTATCAATCCTTGAATATGTACCATTCCTGTTGCATTATCTTTCCAATATTGTGCTTCTTCATAACCTGATCCAAAGTTATTCCACCCTGTGCTTAATGTAGGGTCTACAGGAGCTTCAACAAAAAAATAACTTGTAACCTGACTAAACCATTGCACCCAAGACAATACCCCTGCTATTGGTGCTGCGTGTAAGGGAGGTTGGGGGAAGTTCATCGCATTTCCTTTAACTTCTTATTTTTATCGTATTCATTAGCTAAAGCGGTTGCTCCAAGTAAACTTGCTAATAAACTAGAGCTGTTTTTTCGTAGTGGATCAAATGCTGCGAAACGTGAGCGCAATCCAGATTTTGAAGCATAGACATCGGTTGGAAATTCTTGCAAAGGTCTATAAGATGGATTATCAATTATTTGGTTAAATTTTACTGTATTTTTATTAGCAATATCAGCGTCCATAATTCCATTATTAACAATTCTATTTTTATCTAAATTTAAATTATAAGATTTAATATTATCAAGTAATTTTGATATTTCATTTTCAGACATTGCACTAATTTCATTATCTGAAGGCATTGGAAACCCTGCGCTATAAATATCATTAGATTTTGCAACTAAAGGATAAATTGCAGGCTGTTCATGAATAGTTCCAGCATAGGATGATGCTAAATAAGGATTATCTGAGCTAAATAATCTTTCTCCTTCTGCCTTTCCTATACCACTTTGCAATGATGTTAAATCAGATTTTTCTCCATATCGAATATCTTTATGAGTTCTACCATGATAAACAGGAACATTAAACGTATCTTTATAAGCTTGTCTTTCAGGATTAGCTATAGCATTTTGCACATTATACCTTTGCAACTGTGGTATTTCCATTGCCAAACCATTAGCTTCATATTGAGCCATTTCTTTTGGCGATAATTTTCCTGTAGATAGATATTTTTTAAGCAAGTCAGCGTTTAAATTATTAACAATTTTTGTTGTTGCAGCCATAGGATTAATATAATTTAACGCTCTTTCTGAAAGCATTTGAGGATTTTGTAATTCCTGAGTAGTAGGCACAATATCACTAATCCCTTTCTTCAAAGCAGATCCAAATTTAATCGCATTAGGATAGGCTTCTTTTAACTGCCCATAATCAGCTGTTTGACTTTTTATCCAATCCGCTAAACTTGCCATTATTTATTCGCCTCCGAAGCCTCAACAACACCCTGCATAAGTAAAAACTTTACAGGATCAGTCATTCTAATTTTAAATACAAAATCTCTAGCCCAGCCAAGTCTACGCCATTCAGCTCTACGATGATAATGTCCTAACTCACCAATAGTTGTCCATAGTTCTTGTCCGTAAGTATGCCCACCATCACGGCTAATTGAAAGCATGATTTTAGGGTTATTTCCTAGTTGGCTTGTGTCACCTATACCACCTTCCATATCGAGTCGTAAACGGCTTATACGGACTTTATTTCTGCCAGTCGTAAACAAATGACCACTGGTTAATTCACGCTCAATAGGTAATCCATTATCAGTAAATGCTTGTTGTGAAAAATAATACAAAAGACCACTGGCATAATCACTAACAATTAACTTAGTATCAAAAGCACAACATAGATCACCAAAATGACGACTCATGTTCCATGATTTTAACTGTGACCATGCGTTTGACATTACATCATATAGCCAAGTTACGCCTTCTGATTGAAAAGTAATCTGATAATAAATACGTCCATTTAGCGTATAACCAAAACCAACTGCATCAGATGGTGAAGCATATTGATTAATTAAATAATCAATGTCTGGCGTTGATACTTGCATGACATTATAGCCTTGTAGCTGACCGATAAATAATGCGCCATGCTTGTTCTTAAATAAGCCTGTTAAAAACTCACCACAGCGACTTAATGACCATCTTGCCATTAATCCTGATGGGCTTGGTGCGCCATTAACACGCTCAAAAGGGAACGCTAATGCGCCAGAATTTACCCATAGTTCAATACTAGATGTGCCAAATAATGCTAAGTAACCTTTATCAGCAATAACAGCTTGTAAGTTATCAGGATTAGATTCAGCAGTTGCAAAGTTTAAAGCATTCCACGTTAAGCCATCATATTGACCAGATATATAAAACTGTGCAGTATTGGCACGATTAACAATAAAATATGAATCAAGAAAGGTAACTGTATCAGAGCCACCAGCTGGCAATGATGCAGTAATGCTTGTTAATGTGTCTGTAGTCGGATTATAAATATAACCATAAGTGCCTGTGACTATACATAACTGAGTTCCATTATTAGCCATGCTAACACGACCATTAATATCAGTTGGATTAATGGTTGTTAATGACTTTTTAAGTGTAGCAGTCCCATCGGCAGCTATTGACCATAAATCGCCACGTTGCACAACATACAGCGCATTATTTGCTTCCATCCAATGTATGCCACGACTTGGGCTTGAGGATACTGTTGAAAATAAAACAGTGCCTGGCGTTCCATAAGCCACCACATTAGCTTTATCAGTATCAGCTTGCACATCATAATAAACATTAAGCCTGTGCATGGCTGTGATGTTAGATGACTTTGATTGTTGCCCTAATCCAAATAGCTTTATTTCTTGAGGCATAATTACTGACCTGTGTAAATATTAAACCTACGCTTTCCACTTACCGCTAATGCAGCAGGGTCAATTTGCAATGTTAATGGTCTTCTATTAGTACGTTTTAAGTTAGCTTTTGAAGCTATAGCTAATTGAATAACATCTGCACCAGCTGATACTTGATATTCGGGAGCTAACTCTACAGCTAATGAATATTTTAATGCTTTTGCATAGCCAACTGGCAAATCAATAGAATCTGTTAATGAAGAAAATTGAGTTAATGCCTTGCGACTATAAAGATTAATAGTTGAAGCAGTTGACGGCACAGGGTACATGTAAACATTGCCTAATATTGGCGAATTACGGTCAAAATACATGTACTCAGGATAAACATTTTGCAATGTTTTTAATTTTATAACGGCATAATCGTCATAATCAATTTGAATGATAGGATAATCAACCCCATTGACAGTAACAGTTGCAGCTTCAATATGAATAGGGACAGATGTATTAAAGTCACCATTTACGCCAATCGTATGAGGGTTATGCGCTGGAATACAAGTAAATTGTTCGAGCTTCACATGGTAGAGCATCAATGATTCATTCGACCAGCCATCAATCATTTGATTTAATGATTCTAGAGCGTCATTTGCTTCATCAGAAGTTAAAACCACATCCGTTGACGAAACTTGCAATAATCGTAAAGCACCATTAATAATAGTTTGTGCAGTTGTGCTAGATGTCGTTGGTGCATAATTAACGATAATTGTCATTTTATCTATCCTTTAAGTTGCTGAAGTAGAAGCAAGAATATAATAAATAGTACCGCTAATATTTACAGCTATTTTATTGGTATTTGTATTGGTTGTAGATGCTGAAACGGCAGTAGATGACAAAACGTTTCCTGATACCGCTGGCAAAGTTAAGACCGTACTCCCTGCAACTGCTGGTGCTTGGAGTGTTACCGTTCCGCTGGTATCTCCTGAAACTACGATACTGCTCATACTGCTATCCCCAGTAAGGATTTAAGTTCATCCACTGATAAGCCAGCATTTGCTAGTTTCTCATCAGGAGTAAGTTCTACTGGAGCTACAGGTTCAACATAAACTACAGGAGCATCTTCATGTTCAGTTACTTCGTTAGTTGTTACGTCTATTTCAATTCTCATGTTTTTTACTCGTATAAAATGTTAATAGATCCAGCGTCGAAAGTGTCTGTACCGTTGACTGTAGTAATACGGACTCTGTCTAGTGCGCCTGATGTAGTTTTAGAGCCATTTGTAGCTATACAACGCACATTAATTGACCCTACAACAGCTATATTACTTAGTAGTACCCAAGCATTTGAACCAAACAACGATAAAACACTTGCACCTTGCCGAGTTGTAACAGTTCCATCTGCACCATCGTTAATATCAAATCCTGCGCCTAGTGTTGCTAAGTTAGTTCCACTTATACCGCCAGTCGAAGATGTATATATAGAGCCACCTATATAACCTGATGTTTCCACACTACCTGAGCCTATTTGAATTCGAACAGGTGATGCACCGCTTGTACTAACTCCATTAAACATCACAGTAATTCTTTTTGCCCAACTAGGAATACCAGTGAAATCTATAGACGTACCACTTGTAGAAGCGACTGCTGTGCCAGAAGTTAAAACCCCTACACCTGTTGGAGTACCTGCGATTACTGGGGATGTTAAAGTTAAAGTTGTTGAGCCTGTTCCACCTTGCGCTACCGCTAAAGGTACTGGGAGTGTAGCACCACTTGTGCCATCTAAAACAATCGCCATTAGTTATTCTCCAAGACAGGCAGTTGGACTGCTTTAAGTTCGTCAAGCGTAGTCAAGCTGTCAACTTGTTTAGTTGCATCACGCAGCACTTGTTTCTTAGCTTCAATATCCGCTAAAGCTACAGGGTCAGCTAGATTCCTAAGTTGAGCTACATCAAGAGCTTGAAGCAATGGTGTACGTTCGGCACGTAGTCTATCTTTAGTAATTTCTTGTGCTTTTGGGAAATCAATACTTATGCCCATGTCCATGCTCCTCTAAAAGTTCTATCTGATGGAATAGTGTCAGTATCAACAATCTCGTACTCAGCACCCTCTGGTATGTCTTTCATACAAGCTTCAATGGTGTCCGCTGGTATGATTACAGCAACACCGCCATCTTCTGTTTTGTAAATTATTCTTTGCATTTTGGTGTCCTATTAGCGGAAGATTTGAAAGGTGATAATTGCACTATCCCAAGCAGTTGAGGTATACGTTCCAACATAAAAACGAAGCGACCCTGATAAGACTAAATTAGCACCATCTTTCATCATCGGTAAGATGTTATCGTTGCCTACAGCACCTGAATTTAGATACTGAGAAGCATAACTCCAAGCATAATTCGCATCCGGCATGGCAGTCGTAAAGTTGACCGTGTAATCACCAACCCCGTTATCCGTAATACTCGACACATTCCCACTTGCACGAATAGCTACTGTACCAGTACCATTGAAGTTGACCCATGCTCTGCACATATAAAGCGGAGCTGTACCTGATACTGTGGGGACTGAGGCTGAGTCTATAGTTGGTGTTACTAAAGTAGGAGAAGTCAACGAATTAGCAAAAGTAACCTTCTGCGAAGCATCTATACTTAGTGCTGTAACGCCTGCTGTTTGTAATTGTAATATCCCAGAAGCATCAGCAGTTGTGATAACACCGCCTCCGCTCGCTGTACTTGCGTTAATTGTTGAACTCATAAGACTACCCATCGTGAACCTGAAGGAACTGTTACAGCCACTCCAGAGTTAATTGTTATAGCACCTACGCTAGATGCTGATTTACCCGATGGGATTGCGTAACTTGTCGTTACCGTCATCGAATTTTGAACAAATACTTGGTCATTACCGCCACCAGTAGCACCGCCTCCGATACTGCCCCAAGCTGTGCCATTATGTCCTTCAAAAGCATTGCTGGTTGTATTAAAACGTAAATATCCAGCAACACCAGTTGGTTGTTGTCCAGTTGTGCCTTTAGGAATTAAGATAGCATCTGTGCTATTTAACGATAATATACTTCCATTGAATGTAAGATTGGAACTAGAGCTAAATGCAGAATTTCCATTGCCATACGGAATATAGCCAGCAGTTAATGACGTTAATCCAGTTCCTCCTGATGTTACTGCTAATGTTGACGATAATCCAGAAGCACTACCACCGATACTTAAATTAGCGACAGGTGTAGTAGATGCAACAACAAAAGGAGCTGTTCCAGTAGCAACCGTAGATGTTAATATGCCAGTAAATGTACCTGTTGAAGCATTAATTGGATCATTATTTAAATATTCTATAAATACATCAGACAATGTATAAGAAGTTATGCCCGTTCCAGAAACATTTATATTGTAACGGCCTGATGGAATGTAAAAATTAAATTCTCCATTTTCATCTGAATTAACAAACGAAACAGGCATTAACCCTGCTTCATCTAAATAAATAGTTACACCATTACCAGCTAATGTTGTGACTGAAATAACAGCGTTTGTTATTTTGTCCCCATTAAATGCTGTTACAGAATCAATATAATGTTGCATTATTTATGCTCCAGCTTCTTCAGTCCATTCAATATACATATACAAACTTGTTCCAGCTGGAATAGTTTGACCAGCAAAACTTATGGAAATAGACTCATTTGCATTGCGTAAAATAGGACTTTCAGCATTTACACCAGTCCAATCTGCCATCCAATGAGTTGGTTCACCAGCAGGTGTTGCTTGTGATGGTAAATATATTTTATCGCCTTCTAAACTTGAGCCTGTGCCTAATGCAGATGGATTTGCTGAGTATAAAAGCAATGTACCAGCAGGATTAGGATCAAGTGAATCATATTTAGTAGCCGTTGGGCTTGTAGATGTTCCGCCTGTGCTTAATGTTGTTTTCTTTCTGATATATAAATCAAGAATTGCTGCTGCGGTTGCAGATCCAGAAACTCCGACTTTGGTAATTCTAATACATTTTTCATTTGCACCGACAAGAGTTAAAACTTCTGTCGCCAATGCAGCTGGTGTAATATCAGCAGCTCGGTAAGCATAAGTTGGACGATTGTTTTCAATTACTACGCTTTGTGCCATTGTAACTGCTACTAACACAGTAACGGTTGTTTGGAGAAACTCTTTGGCAACTGCTATACCAGCAGGTCAAATTCCTGCTGCTGGTGTTTGGACTGTTTCTGCAATCGGTCAATTC